GTCGAGTTTGACGCAGATGAATACCTAGAAGAAAACTTTATGGCCGACGAAATGGACAACCGTGAAGTTGTAGTAAGAGAAAACACACAAGAGGAGTTAGCACGATGATCAAACTAATCGCAGGAGATTTTACGCTTGACGCTGCAGCGGGCGACATGCCACGCCGCACCATCTCGGGAACCGCGGTGCCGTACAACGTTGAGGCCGTAGTCAGCGACGGAACAGCAGTCATTTTCCGTCCAGGCTCATTGCCAGTTGAAGGCAAAGCACCACGCCTGTTCATGTACCACGACGCAAGCCAGCCAGTAGGCATTGTCACCGAGCGCGTAGACACCGACCAAGGAATGATGTTCAGCGCCAAAATTAGCGCGACCAGCCTAGGAAACGATGCCCTAGTCATGGCTGCCGACGGCACCATTGACCAAGTATCGGTCGGGGTCAACCCAACCAAGTTTTCGTACGACGAAGAAGGAACAATGATTATTGAGGCCGCCGACTGGATGGAATTATCCCTAGTTCCGATCGGCGCGTTTGGCGATGCAGCAAACATCACCAAAGTTGCAGCGAGTATCCACCAAGAGCCCGAGGAAGTAGTGTTAAATGAAGAAGAGACCCCAGTAGAGGAGAAACAAGAAATGTCAGAAGTAACCGAAACCGCAGTCGAGGCAACCATCCCTACTGCACCAGTATTTGCACAAGCAAAGCGCAAGTTTGATCTGCCAACTGCAGGTGAATACTTGGCAGCAATGCACATCGGCGGAGAAACGTTCCGCAACGTTGCAGCAGCCGCACGCGAGTTTGCAATTTCAAAGCAGACAGCACTTCAAGCAGCTGCCGGTGACGTGCTCACCACAGACACACCTGGTCTTTTGCCAGTTCCAGTTCTAGGCCCAGTCTTTCAGGATTTGAACTACATCCGTCCAGTAGTCGCAGCCGTTGGTGCTCGCGCAATGCCAGACGGTGGCAACCAAAAGACATTCATCCGCCCAACGTGGACGACCCACACTTCAGTTGCATCACAAGGAACTGAATTGACTGGCGTATCAGCAACCACTCCCGTGATTGCCTCGAATGTGGTCAGCAAGACCACCCTCGCAGGCCAAGTGACGCTCTCCGTACAGGATGTCGATTTCACGTCGCCCGCAGCAATGGAAATCATTTTGCGAGACCTCGCAGGACAATATCTGTTAAAGAGCGACGACATTGCAGCCGACGCAATCACAAACGGAGCGTCAGCATCAGGCTCAACTTGGACGGTAACGGCTAACGACCCATCCACTTTGATTGCAGCTTTGTACGACGCAGCAACCGACATTCTCAACGCAACCAACTTCCTACCTGACCACATTTTTGTCAGCCCAGACGTATGGCAAAAATTGGGAAGCCAGTTGGACGGAGACAAGCGACCAATTTTCCCGTATGCCGGCGCTGCAGGATTGATGGGCGTAAACGGAATGGGATCAGCAAACATCACCGTGGCAAACACATTCAACCCATTTGGATTGAACCTTGTTGCAGATCGCAACTTCGCTGCTGGAACCTTGTATGTTGCTCGCGGAAACGCAATCGAGTTCTACGAGCAAGTACGTGGCTTGATGTCAGTTGAAGCACCATCAACACTTGGTCGCACGTTCTCCTACTACGGATACGTAGCAACCTTTATCGCAGACAGCGATCAAGTTAAATACATCGTTGTAAACTGATCGAATAGGACGGCCCAAACATGGCCACCTATACGGTCACTAACAAATACCTAATTGATGACTTCGCCGTACTGCAACTCCTGACCCCCAGCGAGATTGCAGTCGGCCAGTCAATTACGGTCGCTGGCGTTGACGCCACGTTTAACGGCACTTACACGGTGCGCGCGTTGCCACAGTATTTGTATTTGGGCGTTGATACACAAGGCGACTTGTTGTACGACTACCAGATACCGATTGCCGATCAAGTGTTATTTGCCAAGGTTGCTGACGATGTCGAGCGAACCGCAGCATCTGGCACCGTTTCTTACGCGCCAGTTTGCACGTGGGTGACAGCATCGGACGTCATGACCTATTTGGGAATCACCATTGCCAACCCATCTGATGACTACACGTTGCTCACGCAGTCGGTGTCGGCTGGCAATCAGTTCTGTTATCGCAGGCGTCAGGAATCGGGCTATATCGACTCCCTGACGACTTCTCCAGGCGGAGATGCAACATTAGGCACCTTGATGTATTGCGCCGCGCTATGGCGCTCTAGGGGCTCAATAGAGAACACCTACGCGACGTTTGACGGCATGGGAACAGCAACCCAGCAAAGCCTCACACCGATCGTTAAGCAGCTCTTAGGTATCCCACGCCCAGCGGTGGCCTAATGGCTTACACAGACCTATTTAACGAAGCCATAGACGACCTGACGGCAAGCCTGACCGCCGTGTCTGGGCTCCGTGTCGTAAACGACGCCACAAAAATCGTGCCTAATTGCGTGTTCATTGACGCCCCAAGTTTCACAACCATCGCTGGCAACGGCAACGTGATACGGCTCGAGTTTCCGATCAGAGTTATTGGGTCAGGCCCGGCAGGGTTGCCGATCTTGCGTTCCATCCTTGGCATCGTCGCAAGCGTGCTCGGCTCACCGATCATCGTGATGGGTGGCCGTCCGTCAAGCCTTGAGATTGGTGGCGCGTTGTACCCGTGCTATGACCTTGATTGCGCTATCCAAGCCCAGACCGCATAATCCACTACTACCGAACACAAATCATCTATTATCAGAACAGAACTAAGGAGCATCTAAATGGCATCAGCAACATATCTCTCGAACCCAGTCGTAAGCATCGGGGCAGTACCAGTTGATTTGACTGACATGTGCAGCGCAGCAACACTCACCTATTTGGTGGAAGCGCTTGAAGACACCGCATTCGGCACCAACTCACGCAGTTACACCGCTGGCCTTGTCAACAACGAAGTGACCTTGACGTTCTATGCGTCCTACGCTGCGACCGAAACCTACGCAACCTTGCAACCATTGGTTGGCACAAAGACCACCGTTACGTTGCAACCGACAACAGGTGCAGAATCAGCAACCAACCCAAAGTTTATTTTGACTGGTTGCTACCTTGAGTCGTTGCCAGTAATTAACGCATCGCTCGGCGAACTGTCAACCTTTGATGTGACATTTACGGGTGGCGCGCTGACGATCGACACGACCGCACCATAAACACGGCTCCAAGCCGACATAGGAGAAACCATGAAAATCAAGTTGCAACTCACACGCACGCCTACAAGCGAACCCGAGTTCTATTACACAAACCTGTTTGTGACAACAGAATGGGAACGACTTGAGCGTCGCAACGTCCAGCAATTAACAACACAACCGCTATACAGCGACTACGCATGCTGGATGCACATCATCCTCAAGATTAAAGGTGAGCAGGTAGGCGACAACTGGCGCGACTGGGTTAAAGCAAACCCAGAGATGGACATCATGCCGGTGTTGGATGAGACAGACCCAAACCCTACGGACGCGGCACCTACCGTCGCCAGCTAGCAGAGATTTTGGTTGCGGTCGGTTGGTGGCCCAGCAATATAGAGTTTGACGCTCGAGACATAGCAACGGTCATTAAAGTGCTTAACGAGGCAAACAAAAAACGGAGATGACATGTCCAACGTATCGGCGCGCATTGAGGTGGTCGGGCTTAAGGATGCGTTGAAAACCCTTAACAAGGTTGACAAATCGTTACGGCGCGAAATCACCAAAGATTACAAACAGATCGTCGCTGGCGTCATTTCCGATGCAAATAGCCTTGTGCCCACACAGGCACCGTTGTCTGGTATGTCGCGCAATTGGCGCACTCGGTCAGGGTTCCAGTTGTTGCCGTGGATACCTGGTTACAAACAGAAGATCGCAGCCAAAATCAACACACGGAACATCCGTGAATATCGAGGGAACAAAACAAACGTGGGCACCTTTGGCATCCAATGGAAAGGCGCCACAGGCACCATGTTTGACACATCCATGGAAGGCCCACTAGGGCGCGCGCTAACTGCACGCTATGGGAGTCGATCGCGAGTAATGTGGAAAGCGTACGAGCAACGCCAAGGTGATGTCATGTCCGAGATGGAGCGATTGGTTAAGCGCGTCATGGATGAAGCAAACAGGAAGACCCCATAATGGCAATCAATATCCCGATCATTTCAGAGTTTGACGGCACGGGAACAAAGAAGGCTATTGCCCAATTTAAGCAACTAGAAACCACATCCGAAAAAGCCAATTTCGCGATCAAAAAAGCAGCGGTGCCGGCAGGGATAGCGGTCGCCGCGCTGGGCGGTTTCCTTGTTAACGCCGCTAAGGGTGCCGAGGAAGCCAGACAAGCCAACCAACGTCTGGGCAACGTACTTGACAGCATGGGTTTCGGTGAAGCCACAGATCGAGTGTCTGCTTATGCGGAAAGCCTAGAAAAAACTATTGCCGTTGATGCTGACGTTATTAAGGCCACGCAAACAAAACTTGCCACGTTTGGCAAACTAACGAAAAGCGTCAATGAGGCAGGTGGCGCGTTTGACCGTGCAACGTTGGCAGCGCTTGACATGGCGGCGGCAGGTTTCGGGTCAGCAGAAACCAACGCGGTTGCATTAGGTAAAGCACTCGAAGACCCGATCAAGGGAATTACCGCGCTTGCCAAATCAGGTGTCACGTTCACCGAACAAGAAAAAGAAAAGATCAAAACCCTTGTTGAAAGCAACAAACTGCTAGAAGCCCAAGACATGGTGCTTGCCGCTATCGAGAAACAGGTTGGCGGAACATCAGAAGCCAGCGCGTCATCGTTTGACAAAATGAAGTTTGCCCTTGCCGGCATATCTGACACGTTTGGCGAGTTGGTGCTCCCGTACATAGACAAGTTTGCGGTCGCGTTGGCTGGGGCGTCGGTTTTTGTGCAGGAAAACGAAAAACTGGTCGGAATCCTTGTGCTCACTATTGGCGGTTTAGCAGCTGCCGTGCTTGTGGCAAACGCTGCAATGAAGGTCTATCAGGCAACACTTGTGCTTGTTAAGGCTGCACAATTTGCCTTGAACCTTGTCATGTCGGCAAACCCGATCGGGCTTGTGGTTATTGCGATTGCAGCATTGGTCGGCGCGCTCGTTTTTCTTGAGAAAAAGTTTGGGTTGATTAGTGGCGCGTTTAAGTTATTTAGTGACGGGTTTACTCGATACATCATTAACCCTGTGAAAACCGCGTTGGGTTTCATTGGCGATCTAATTAACGCAATACAAAGCATCCCAGGCGTTGGTGCGATCGGTGGCGCAATAGGTGCCGTTGGTGGGTTTTTAGGCAATATCCCAGGGTTGGCAGAAGGCGGAATCGTCAACGGCCCAACTTTGGCAATGATCGGTGAAGCAGGCCCAGAAGCAGTAGTGCCTCTTGATCGTTACCGTGGCGGTGGTGGAGATGTAACTATCAACGTCACAGGCGGAATTGCCACAAGCGCCGAGATCGGTGAAAGCGTCGTTAACGCATTGCGCGCCTACTCGCGTTCCGCTGGGCCGTTGCAGTTACAGGTGGCGTGATGCCAGGCGTAGCGGTTGTTAATTCTGGCAACTATGACTTGCAGATCGCCACAGGGTTTCAGGTTGACGCGTTTGTGCTTGATGACGCGCTTAAAGGCGTACTAGACAATACCCAGTACGTGCTTGACGGCACCACCGAGTTTGCTGATGTAATGGACTCGGTAACAAACATCAACGTGCGGCGCGGTCGCAGAGATGTGGGCGACCAGTTCAGCGCCGGCACAATGACATTCACCATCCAAGACGTGGACGGCATCTTTAACCCGTTTGACCAGAACAGCCCGTACTACAACACCCCACAGTCGAAGCCTGGGCTTGCGCCATTGCGCGAAGTAAAACTAATTCGCTACGACGACCTAGACGTGCCCGAATCCTTGTTTAGCGGTTATGTCGTCAACTACGACTACAACTTCGCGCTCGGCGGTCTAGACACCGTAACCGTGTATTGCGCAGACCAGTTCTACCTACTGGCACAAACATTCCTAGACGAACTAAACGTCGTAGCCGAGACATCTGGCGAACGTATAGAAACCGTCCTTGACCTGCCCGAGGTAGATTTCCCTGCTGGCGCTCGAGCAATTGCCACGGGCACCGTCAACCTTGGCCACGACGCGGCATACACCGTGCCGGCAGGAACTAACGCGTTGCAATACCTAACGCAGATCAACGAGACCGCCGAGTTTGGGCGCCTGTTTATGTCACGTGAAGGCATGCTGACATTCCAAAACCGTATAGGCACCACGTTGAGCGCGCCTGTCGCAGAGTTCCACGATGACGGCACCAACTTTCCGATGGACGGGGTAGGGATTAGTTTTGAGGCCGACGCTGTGGTTAACCGCGCGGTGGTTACAGGCTTAGACGGTAAAACCGCTACCGCGACAGATGCAGGGTCTATTGCCACATATTTTATTCAGACCACAAGCATCACAAACAGCCTGCTACATGAGCAAACAGCCATTGATGATGCAGCCGATTATCTGCTCAACCCAGAACCCGAGCCGCGTTACACGTCGGTGGCAACCAAGTTCCTGATGCTGACCACAGCCCAAAAGGACACGCTGGCAACGGTGGACATTGGCGACACGATCAACGTAGAAAAGACTTTCCCTAGCGGTACGGGCACAATCCAGCTGGCCCAAGAGTTAAGCGTGGAAGGCATCGAGCATTATCTGGATTTCAGCACAGGCCACAGGGTGCTGTACTCAACTGCCCCGACCACGATCGTGTACGAGTTGATTTTGGATGATGCGATATATGGCGTACTTGATGCGCAGAATGTCTTAGGATAGGGGCACTATGGCTACACCATTTCCATTTGTTGCTGGGTCTGTTTTAGAGGCCAGCGAATTGAACGCAATTACCGAACTGCCGATTAACGCTAAGACTGCTAACCACACGTTGGTTGCTGCGGATGCTGGCGCTCGAGTTCAGATGACATCGGCAGGCGCAACTACAATCACCGTTGACGACGGCGTGTTTGTTGCTGGGCAATCGGTAAACATTTACAACCTTGGTGCCGGCACGTGCACGATCACGGCTGGTACTGCAACTGTTACTACATCGGGTTCTTTAGCATTGGCACAATATGGGGGTGGCACGCTTCTTTTTACTAGTGCTAGTGCTGCTACTTTTTTTAGCGGTGGCGGTGCAACATATGGCACCGCAACAGGTGGCACATCGTCGAGCATTACGGTTGGCGGCATAAATTACACGTTGCTCACTTTTACTACCGATAGCACTCTTACTGTTACTAAGGCTGGATTATTTGATGTATTAGTTGTGGGCGGTGGCGCCGGTGGTGGCGATGGTGCTGGTGGCGGTTTCCGTGGTGGCGGCGGCGGTGCTGGTGGAAAAATTATTTCAACTTTGTATGTTCCCGCTACGACTTACAATGTTGATGTAGGGGCAGGTGGCGCGGCAAGCACAAGTGGTTTAGTTAGTGGCATTCTTTCGGTTATTTATGCTGCAGGCGGCGGCAGAGGTGGGCAAAACGGCCAAGGTGTAGGCGCACCCGGTGTAAGCGGTGGCGGTGGCGGTGGCGGTTCTTGGGGCACCAATTTGGGCGGAACAGGTGTAACAGGATTTGGTTTTAG